GGTTCCCCGTGCTGATGGCCGCGATAGCCGCCTCGCGGAGCGGAGCGCAGACCACGCACGGGTCCCACACTTCGAACTCGCGCGGCACTGCGAAGCCATCTGTGCCGTCGGGGACCGTGATGCGCAGGCGCAGCGCCTTCGCGTTCAGCCCAGCAAGGTCCTGCCGCAGCGCGTACCCGGTAGTGGTCGCGCCGACCACCCAGGTCCGGAGGTTAACCCACGGCGAGGCGACGCCCGTACCGAACGGGGTTATCACCGAGTAGTCGAGCGTGATGTTCGTCTCGCCGCCGGAGACGGGAGTGGACCAGCGCACGACGCCCAGGAACTCGCGTATCGCGGCGAACTGCCCGCCCATGCCGTCCAGCAGCCAGTAGAAGACGCCTGCCGACTTCCCGGATTCGGTCACCTGCTTGGCCTCGATGGCGAGGAAGATACGCCCGTCCAGGTCCAGCGTGTAACCCTTCGCCGCCAGCGGCGACGGGAACCACTCCGCAAGGTCGTCGTCGAAGAGCACGGCTGCGAAGTCCTTACGCTGGCCGGCACGCCACCACAGCCCGGCGCTGGTCACGTCGTAGTAGAGCTTTCCGCCGTCCGCGATGGGGTGGCTCACGTCGCCCGTGATTTCGCCCTCGTGCAGGACCACCGGCGGGTCGCCGTGGGTGACCGTCACGAGGTTGCCCTTGGCGAGCAGCGGGTGGTACGGACCGGCGGCGTCGTCGGTGGACAGCCGCCACGACGCGCCCCCGAAGCCGCCCGGCCCGGAGTTGGACAGCGACAGGCCCTCGCACGGAGCGCCTGCCAGCTCAACCTCCGCGTGCTCGTAAGCGGGCGTGTAGGTGACCTCCAGCTGCATGGCGTTCCAGATGGAGCTGCCCTCGGTTGAGTGGAGCGTCACATACTCCGTTCCGCTCGGCGTTGTCGCGGCACGCATCCGGTTCGAGGCCAGCACGATGCGGAGCTTGCGCCCGGCTAGCGCCGCCTGTGTCGCGTCTACCAGCGCCACGTCGTCGAACTCGAAACCCACGCCCACGGCCAGCCCCGCCGTCGCCTTGGTGGCCACCCGGGTCAGCGCAGCCAGTTGAGTGCCGCTACGCCAGTCGGCCGCCTCCAGCGACGTGCCGAAGTCGAAGACGGACGCCTCGATGGTGAAGTCCGCCCCGCCCGTAGACAGGCCCATCGGTGTCGCCTTGAGCGTGACCGCCTCCACGGTCGCGTCTGACGGGACGCCACCCACCCCGTCGAAGCCGAACTCGACGAAGGCTTCGTGCAGACGGTAGAGGGGGCTGGTGGCCGCCTTGTTCTGGCCGACGTATAGGCGGTCGTCGGTAGTCTCCACTTGGTCGACCGCCGCGCCTCCGGCCAGCGCGGTCGCATAGGAGTCATGAGCGGTGCGCAGCCGTCCGTCCATGGTCGGGAAGAGGCGCACGCGCACCGACGACGGTGGCCGCGTCTCGACCTTCACCGACAGCGTGCCGTCGTGGAACGGGTTGGGGTGAGAACTGGTCACGGGAGCGGCAGCCTCTTGGGCTGGAAGTCGATGAACGCGGCGAACGCCCTCAGGTGCTCGTTGGAGTAGGAGACGCGCCGGGAGCGCACGCACGAGTACGAGGTGGTCGCGCCCGACTCCCCGTACTCCAGCGTCTGCTCGCCGGCCGCTATCTTGGCGTTGAGCGCCGCCACCTTGGCGTCTAAGTCCGCGAGGCTCGTGCCCCGGATGAGTAGCGGCACGTGCATGTCGATGAGGTGCGCTTCCGAGACGTTCACCTGCACCACTGTGCCGTCCGCTCCCGCCACCTCGTCGTAGGAGAGGTCCTCCGCGCCCGGGTCGAAGCCGGTCAGAAGGTGGTAGCCGGTCCCGTCGTTCAGGTCCAGGTCGCCGTACTTGCAGACCGTCCGCGCCACGTCTTACCGCCTCCTTGCCCGGTGCCGTGCTGCCGCGTCCGCCGAGCGGCTCACGTGCGGTGCGAGTGCGCTGCCTACCTCGCTGGCCATGCCGACCAGCGCCGTCCCGCCGGGGAGGTGGACGTGGTGGTGCTCGTGGACCACCACAGGCTCGCTGGCCGCTCGTCTCGACCCTGCGGCTAGGGGAACCCGCGCGGAGAGCGGAGCGACCGTCATCGCGCCTGCCACGTCCGCCATGGCGAGACGCGGGAGCCTCGCCGACTCGGCGATACCGGCCGCCAGTCCGGCCATGAGCTTCTGGCCCACGGGGTAGAGCGGCCCGTGCGAGAAGTGGATGAACCCGGCGATACGGCTGGCGACTCCGGCCAGCTTGTCGTACAGCGCCTGGGCCTTCTCGGTGACGCCCCTGATGAGTCCGGCAATCAGGTCGCGGCCCTTCTGGACCAGCAGGCTGCCGAGGTTGCCGATAGCCGACCGAATCTTGCCGGGCAGGCTCCGCACGAAGCCGACCACCCGGGAGACGCCCGAGGACACCGCGTTCTTGAGGGCGTTCCACGCCGCCCGGGTAGCGGCTACCAGGAGGTTCCACGCCAGCTGGAGCGCGGCCACGGCTAGCTTGCTTAGGCCCTTCACGATAGCCACGATGACTTGCCCCGCGCCCCTGGCTATCTGCTTGATGCCGTTCCACGCTCCGGACCAGTCGCCGCGTATCACCGCGAGGACCGTCCGGATGATGCCCGCGATGATGTTCATGACGCCCTGAATCACGCCGAAGATGGCCTCGAACGTAGCCTTCACGGCATCCCAAAGCGGGCCCAGGACCGCCTTCACCTCGTCGCCGTGCTCGGCCCACCACGCCACCAGATGGTCGAGCGTCTTCTTCACCTCACCGCCCAGCGTCTGGATGTGTCCCCAGAACTCCTCCAGCACGTCCATCAGCCCGGCGTCCACCAGCGCGTTCCCGAGCGCCTGGAAGCCTTCGAGGACGAGCGGCACGACCGTCTCGATGGCGCTGCCCACATCCGAGAGGAAGTCCTTGAAGCCTTCGCTCTGGAGCGCACCGCCCAGCGCGTCCCCTAGCGCCTCCGCGACCGGCCCGACCTTCTCGGTCAGGCTGTCCAGCAGCGTGATTGCGCCGCCGAACACCTGCTTGAATATGGGGAAGACTCCGGACAGGAGCGAGGCACCCAAGCGGCCCGCCGCCGCGCCGACGTTGCGGAGCGCACCCATCGTCGTGTTGCCGGAGGCCAACGCCGAGCCGCCCAACCCGTCCTCCATCGCCTGCGCGAAGGTGGCGAAGTCCAGCTCCCCGCGACGGCTCATCTCGTAGACCTCGGCGGTCGTCTTGCCGAGCGTCTTCCCGAGAAGCTGGACGATGGGGATGCCGCGCAGGTGGAGCTGATTGATTTCCCGGGCGGATACCTTCCCGGAAGCCGCCACCTTGTTGAAGATGGCCCCCATCTCGTTGAGCGGAGCCTTACCGATGGTGGCCGCGTCGGCGGTCAGCTTCAGGACGCGTTCCAGGTCCTTGCCCGGTTGGATGCCCGCCGCCACGGCGCTGCCCGCGATGGTCGCCGCCTCGTCCAAGCCGTAGGCGGTGCCCTTCACCGAGGCCAGCGCGTTGTCCATGATGCGCTGTACGTCCTTGGCGCTGTGACCCAGCCCGCGGAGCGACGCCTCTGCGTTCTCGATGGCCGTGAGCCTCTTGAAGCCCATCGCGAGCGACGTGCCGACCGCCGCCGCAATTGCCACGCCGCCCGTCTTCGCCAGACCGGCAGCCACGCCCATCAGCTTGCCACCCGCGCCCTTGAACCGTCCGCCGAGTCCGTTCATGTCGCGGTTGAGCGGACCGTCGTCCAGCCCCAGCGTGGCGACCAGCTCAGCTACCGTCAGCGCCACTACTTCTCACCTCGCTTGGGGAACCGCGCGAAGAACGCGGGCGCGTCCTTGGCGGTGAGCGGGCGCGGCTTGCCGCCGCCTCCGGAGAGGATGCGGAACACGGAGTCCGGGGACAGCCCGTAGAGGAACGTCGAGAAGCGCCGCCAGCTCATGCCGTCCTTCAGCGCTTCCGGGAGGTCGATTTGGTACTCGCGGCGGTAGTCCGCTTCGAGCGCCCGCCAGTGGCGGAGGATGGCTGCCCCGTCTTGGGGCGAGCCGCTTCCCCCGTCTCCTCGCCTCCCGCCTTGTACGCGGCGATGACGGCCTGTAGGAGTTGCGTCATCGCGTCCACGCTCATACCGCCGTCCAGCCACGCCTCCAGCACGTCGGCCGGCACCATCTCGGAAAGGCAGGCCACCGTCTCGGAGAGCGATGGCTCGCGTCCGCCCTCGCCCTCCGCCTCCATCCGCAGCAGGCGCAGGACCGGCTTGGCCGGCAGCGAGGCGTAGAGCGTCCAGTCGCGGCCGAGGTAGCGGACCACCACCGGCGTCTCTTCGGCCTCGGCCAGCGCCGCGTCGAAGTCGATGAAGCGTTCCGCGTCGGCCATGGTCACGCCCTCTCCGGAACGCCGTAGACCTTCAGCTCCGCGCCCCACGTGGCCTTGTCCGAGCCGCCGAACGGCGTCACGGTCGCCCACGCCTTGAACGTCAGCGTCTCTGCCCCGGATGCGGCGGGAGACGTGATTTGGTACTCCAGCAGCGCGTCCGGCCCCATCGCGTCCATGACCGCCTCGACCGCCGCCTGCCCGGTGTCACGCTCGCCGGTGTCGGCGTCCTCGATACGAGCGCCCTTCAGGGTCACGGTGTAGCCGCGCCCGATGGGCACCGGCTTGGCAAAGCCGCCGTCGTCGGCGTCCATGAAGTCCACCTCGCGGCCGGACTCGGCCCACGCGATGCCGTCCTCGTCGAGCCCGGCAATCGGGGTCCAGGTCGGGGACTGGTCCGTGCCCGTGTTCACCGAGATTTCGAAGTCCCGGGAGAGCACCTTGTCGTCGCTTGTCGTGGCCATCGGTCAGCGTCCTTTCAGTCGCGGTGTTCCGTCGCTCGCCTGACGTGCAGGGCGAAGTTGAGGGTGAAGCGGTAGCGGTCCCGCTCGTCGCGCCCGAGGTTGAACGGTCCGGTCTGGAGCGAGGAGCAGACGCACAGCCGCACCTCGTCCTCGCCGCCCGGGTCGAGCGTCACGTAGCGCAGTCCCTGCAGCGCGTCGTAGAGCGCCTGAGCGGCAGCCGCAGGCGTCTCCGGGTCGTCCGGAGCGCCGCGCACCATGAGCTGCACGGTCGGCTCGTCCCAGCCGTAGGTCGCCGCCGGTCCTAGCGGGTTGCCGCCCGTCGAGAGGACCATCAGCGCCTCGTCCGGCGCATCCGGCAGGCGCTCTAGGAACACGTTGCCCGTCGTGCCCGTGGCGTCGTAGGTAACCAGCCCGGCCGCGTCGAGATACTTCGCCAGTGCCCGGGCAATCACGGCAGCCTCGCCTTCACCTGACTGCCCACCCAGCGCATGATGCGCGGCCCGTCTTCCTTCGCCGCCAGCTCCAGCCACTTGGCCCGCCGCCCGGGAGCGTGCCGCCAGCCCGTCTCTTCGTGCTGCCGCGCAGCGTAGGCGGAGGCAGCGCCGCCGTAGCCGACCTTGGCCAGCAGATGCGTCGGGGTCGCCTTCTCCACGTTGCCGGAGGCCGACAGCACGCCCTCTTGATAGGGCACCGTCTTGTTGGCCACGTTCAGCAGCTCCGCCGCGCCGTCGTTCAGCGTCGTCGCCGCCGCGTCCCGGACCTGACGGAGAACCTTCTCGCGGTGGTCGCGTACCATGCGGATGCTCGCCAGCTTGCTCACCGCCCGCTCCGTCCCAGCGAGACGCGCAACGCCTCCGTCCGCAGCAGCCCGCCCAGCACCTCCACGGCGACCACGGAGTAGGTCCGCCCGGAGACGGTCACGCGGTCCCCGACCGTCACGGCTGCGTCTGGACGCAAGTAGACCGTAGCCTCGGAGACGGTCACGGCGTCCTCGGTAACGCGCACCAGCCGTCGTGTGCGCTCGACGCGAGCCGGATGTGTGGTAGGAGTCTCGTAGACCGCGCCGGACGCGCCCTCACCCTGCAGCGACTCGACAGCGACCTTCTGACGGAGTAGCGCGGTGGGCATCACAGCAGCATCGCTCCCCGGAGGATGCGCAACGCCTGCGGAGCGACGACCGGAGGACGGACGCCGGAGACGCCGCCGATGCTCACGGCGGTGCCGGCCAACCCGTCGATATCGTGCTCCTCGCCCGTCTCCGCCCAGAAGCGGACCTGAGCGCAGGCCGCGTCACGCA